GCATGTCATCTATTTTTGTTGTTAATAATTCTATTGCTGTTGTATTTCTTACTAAATCATCTCTAGACTGTCTACCTCTATAAGATATAGAACCGACTGAAACGAAACAAGCCGTTAACATTGCTCCACCTACTGCTGCAACTACTTCTATCACTTTTCTTAACGCTAATCTAAGGCTATTATAGGTTAAAAACCTATGGAAGAGCAAAAAACTAAAAATCCTCTACAAAAAATAAAAGAAAAATTTGACGATAAAGAAGAACAATTTGAATATATATCAGTAGCAGTTAGGCTTTTAGTAGTTTTTTGGAGTGGCCTTCTTGTTACAAGCAACTACTTACCTAAAATACCAGGACTAACTACAGGAGAAAAACAGGATATAACTTTTCCCGCCAGTTTGTTAGCTTCAAGTCTTAGTAGCTTTGGTTTAGAAGGTGCAAAAAAACGTAAAGAAAACCAAGAGAAATCTAAAGAAGTTGCCAAAAGTGACAATAACTACCAAACTATAAGGGTAGAAACACCTATAAAAATAGTTGGTGCTAAGGTTATTGACACAAAAAAATGAAAAATCTTTTACTACTCTCCTTACTTATATCAAGTCCTGTGCTAGCTAATGGTACACCATCTTGGACAACTGGTACATCTAATAGAACAGAAAATACTACTCAAACAATTACTAGATCCATAGTAACCGAAAAATATGGTTCTACTTTAAATACATGGGAGGGATCTAATATATCTGTAGCTGCATCTGCTGGTATTGCTGGTGGTGATGCAGTATTTACTGTTGCAGATACTTCAAAAGATTGGTCACTAAATGTAACTACAAGAGCAGCAGGTTTAATGATCGAAAAAATTACTCAGAATGATACGATCAACACTACTAGCGTTATCACTTCTTTATCTGTTTTCAGTCAGTAATTTCGCAAAAGCTGAAGGAGAAGGTTCAGGGGATACTAATGTTTCTGCGCAACCTAATGCTGTTGGTAATTCGAGCATTATTAACCAAAATATGAATGTCAACAATGGAATGACAGGTAAACAACAGTTTGGAAATGTTTTATGTAGTCAACCGACTATGGCTGTAACCCCTTTTTATACAGGTAATGATGCACAAGGAGAAGATACATATAGCATAAATGAAGGTTGGGGTGTACAGATGAGTTTTATGATACCTTTAGGAGATAATCAAACTTGTAATGAATTATCAAAAGTAAAGCTAGAGTTAGCCAAAGAAGAATTAGACAAGCAAATCCATGATAAGCAATTAGTAAGAGTTTTAAAGTGTTCACAACTACACGCTGCTGGTTACATGATAAATCCTAAATCTAAATTTGCTTATATCTGTAGCGATGTAATTAATATAAGAACTTATGTAAGAGCTAATTCTAATCTTTTTTCTGATTAGTAATTTCTTTTTTAAGTACCTTCTTAAATATTTTTGTCATTATCTTCTTTAGTTGATTAATAACACTTTGCAAAACTATAGAACCTGTTACTGCTGCTGTGGCACTAACACCAGATGCTATAACACTTGATGCAATAACTTCTGGTGCTGGCACTGGAAATTCATAATTTATAAATGGTATATTAAATGTAGCTATAGGTTCATCTATTGAAGTATTTTCTAGGTTTTTTGGCAGGTTTGTCGGTATCTGCTCTGGGTTTATATCTTGCACTTCCTCATTTGAAGACTTTTCTTTTGAAGAAGTATTTGCCTGATCTTCCGCCAATCCCGACTGAACTTGTTCCAGAGAAGGTAAAAGAATTGGATCTAGATAAGGTTCCTCTACCACAGGTGGATAAAAAATTGTTCTAGGCGGGTTGAGAATATAATCTGTATTTGGTAAATTTGGGTAGTTTATTTCGTCCATCTATGTGGAAAGAAGCCTTCGCTAAAGCCCTAGTTCCTGTAACTTGGGGCTGTCTAGCCTTAATAATAGGATTAAGTCCACTATATCTAATAGGTGGGATAATGACTAGACAAATGCACGAAAAGATTAAGTAGTTTTTTCTTCGTCAGGTTTTAAAATATCTTCAACAGCAGCAATAGCTCCCTTTAATTCAAATATTTTTTGTTTGCAGTTTTCTACTACTTGAGTAGCTTGATTATAGTTGTTTACTATCTGCTGTAGCTCTGCATTTAGAGCCTCTAGTTTTTTTTGTGGATCAATAGCCATAGGGGTATACTAATGTGTATAGCTATAATATACTAACTAGCTTTTAATGCTGCAACTTCGGCTGACAATTCTTGTACTGCTTTGATTAATGGTGCGATAAGTTCTGTATAACGAATACCATAGTTACCTGTTTCAGTATCTTTAGTAAGGCCAGCAAAATCCTTACCATCTAATACTGTTTCTAAATCTTGAGCTATAACACCATAATGTGTTCTAATTCCTGTTTTAAATTTATATGAAACTGGTTGAACAGCATTTATAAAAGTTAAACCTAAATCAGATGTTGCAATATCTTTTTTAGCATTTCTATCAGAAGTTTGTATCGTTCCATTTGTAGCAAAAATATCATCCCATTTATCGCCAGAAGTACCTAGGTCATAGGTGTTGTGATTATAAGGTCTAAAGTTACCTTCACATCTATGATCTCCACCACCTCGCATTGTTGTCGCACTTGTGTTTGTCTCAAAACGTAAGTTGTTATTGAAATAGAGTTCTACTGAATCATTTTCTGTAAATGTTGCACAGACCTCATTATTACCAGAATTACCTATAACTGTTTTAGATGCTATTAATGTTAAATCACCAGTGCCACTGTCTTGAATATACGAGTGATTTCCGTCATGATATATGGATAGATCATTCGATGTCCCAGCAATAAATTTATTATTATCATTTAAATAAACATTTCCGCTAACTAACACACCAGCAGAATGTGTCGCAAACTTTTCATTGCCATCAAAAAAAAGTTTTACAGCATTACTAGCAATACATTGCACATACTTATCTCCATTCGGCCTCCTAAGTTGTATTGGATCTCCTAGTATATATAAGTCACTACTATCTTCTATAATTGATTCAGTTCCGTTGTGATATATGGCTAGATCATCCGAAGTTCCAAGCAATAATTTTTGGTTATCAATGCCTTGCAATCCTGTAGATTTTAACTCCCAAACATCTGAACCACCTCTTTGTAATTTTAAAGTTGCATTAGTAGCACAATTAATAATATTTACTGACCCATTGTGACTAATCTGTAGGTCATCACCAGTTCCGAATATAGCTTTAGCATTATCAGGATAAGCAACTTTAGTAGTTACATTTAATTCGCCAGTAACATTAACTCCACCAATAGTAGTCTCAAGCCGTTTACTATTATCGTGATATAGCTCTACTGCTCCGTTTTTTATAAACCTTGCCATTGTCTCACCACCAGTAAAAGTTTGTATACTTACGCCAGAAGTTGTGTCATCACTTTGTATAGTTAATGGGCCAGAACCAGTTATTACGTTAGCTGTGTCAGCGATATGATAGATTTCTAAATCTTGACCATTTCCAAGTCTTAGCTTTTGGTTATCAACTAAATCTACGTTAGTGGCGAGATCTGATCCAGTGATAGTGCCGTCTTTTATACCTTTAGTACTGATTTGTGTTAATGCCATTTACTTCGCCTCCAATGCTTCTATTCTACCTATTGCTTCTTGCAATGCAGCTACAAGTAAAGGGACAAGTTTTGAATGGTCGATCATTTGATAAATAGGATCACCTTTTTTTATTTTTTTGACTTCATTATCCTCCAAAGCTACCTCATCTTTTGTACCGCTAATTGCTTCTGGTACTGCTGTTACTTCATGTGCAAAAAATCCGTCTACTGTAGTGGTTGGATCAGATTTCCAATTAAATCTGTAAGGCTTTAGTGTTTTTAATCTTGTTATACCATCAGATATTGCAACAGCATTTTCTTTTAACCTATAGTCAGAGCTACCAAGATATGATGTGCCACTACCGCTTGTTTGAATACGACCAACATTACCATTTGGATTACCAAATTCCATTACATTTTTAACAGCCGTAGAAGAGGTAATAATTTGCTGAGTACCACTTGTTTCAAATATAAAACCTCTTGAGTTAACTAAGCCACTTGCATTAACACTATCACCCATATAAATATTCCCACTACTTGTTATGCGAACACGATCTGTAATGTCACCTTCGCCATTGTTAGCAGTTGTATCTACATTACTTGATGTGGAGAAGGTTAAAGCTGCTGGTGCTTGACTGACAGCTTCACGAACACCAAAAATTGCACATTGAACACCAGCACCATTTTCATTCCACCATTGAATACCACTTTGTTTTTGAGCAGTATTGGCTGTACTTCTAAATAGCAAAGATTTTTGATCTCCGTCTATTTGTAAGTCGCCAGCAGTTATTAGTTTTGTGCCTGAGTTACCAGTAGTATTTTCACTCGCAGTAACTCCATGTAATAAATTTCCAGACGAGTCTATACGAACACGTTCTGTATCTGTTGAGCCGCCACCACCACCAGTGTTAAAAGCTAATATCCCAGATCCAGAAGTTGCTCCATAAGCCCTTATTTTTGAAACATTGCTTATATACTCTATTACTGTTGCATTACTTGTATGAGCATTAATATAACTTTTAGCAATTATTGGCCCAGCAGCTTGTATTGATCCAGACTGTGTATTTAAGGCAGTAGTCAGACCAACTAAAACATCTCCAGAAGAATCTATACGCATACGTTCTGAACCACCAGTTGCCAAAGCAATTACACCATTACCTGATGATGCGTTAATTGTATGTAATGCTCCATTTGAACCGTCTGTTGAAGACGTAAAGGTTAAAGCCCTACCATTACTTGCATTATCTCCTCCAACTTTTAAATAAGTACCTTCGCTACCTTTAGAAATTTCTAAGTTAGCATTTGGACTTGATGTACCTATACCAACATTGCCATCAGATGCTATACGCATACGTTCTAATGGTGTGTTACTTGTAGCAGCCGTATAAAACGCTAAATCACCGATATTATTTGATCCCTGGTCAATATGAATAATCGCACCACCAATATTAGTACCACCGTCATTTGTAAAAGCAATTCCATTTCCTTGACCAGTTGATGATGGGTTACGAATAACAAGTGCATAATCAGTTGAGTCATCAGTATCACCAGCAGCATCTAATGTGGAGGCATCTATATCAAGCTTTCCTTTAGGACTTGTTGTACCTATACCAACATTCCCAGACGAATCTATAACTAATCTAAATACACTGTTTGTTGTGTCATTTATTCTAAAAGATCCATCAATATTTCCTATGTAATAATCTGGGTTATCAGTTGAATCATTAAACAAAATAACAGGTTGTTCTCTAGTAATAGATAAGTTACCAACTAAAGTACCACCAGCCAAAGGAAGAACACCTGATAGCTTGCTTACATCTATCGCTGCATTTGCGTTTATATCAGCATTTACAATCGTTCCATCTACTATTTTTGCACTCGTAACGCTATTATCTGCTGGTTCACTTACTCCAAGACTTTTAAATGTAAGGATAAAAAAGTCACTACCTGTTGCTGGAGCGTCACCCAAGATAATATCTGTACCATCTACAGCGAAACCTTCACTTGGCTGACCTGTTCCTGCTACTGGCTTTTGTATAACACCATTGATACTTACTAAAAGTTGCTGTGCTGATACAGAAGGAGGAGCAGACAGTGTAAATCTATAAGCAGATCCGTTAAATGTTGCACTACCACCGCCCGTTCCAGATGATGAGCTAAGAGTATTTATTGCAATATCACTACCACCACCAGCTATCTCAGCAACACTGCCATTATCCATTTTGGTAAACAACTTACCAACATCAGTTCTTATCGCTACTTCACCGACAACAAGATCACTTGCAACTGGATCGCTACCAGAACCTCT